GTACAAAAAGTCGTTTGTACCCCTCTGTACCCTTTTGTACCCCCAACTATTTGCCATTTTTTCTCATCATCATCGCGCTGGATTGAGCATCATCAATAACAATCCATCCGTGCTCATGGGCGGCGATTACCTCGCTGATAAGCAAGTCTGCTACCGGCCTGCCAGCCTGTGACGGCTTCGCATAAAGTTTGGCACTGGCTTCCTTCACGCCGAGATTGTTGACGACGTACTCAATAAAGCCGCTGCGAGAAAGATATGGCCGCTCCTCTCTTTCCTCCGCGCCAGAGGCCCACCAAGCCGACTCGAACAACTTGCGGTGCTTGGATAGCTTATCTATCTTCTCAGCCTTCGCGGGCGCTTCAGCGGCGACCACGACCGCGCTCGTCACCTGCTCGCCGTCCTCATCGAGCCAGCCCGTGACCGGGACCGACTTCAGGTGGACATAGAGCGGCATCGCCATTTCAGCGTCCTTGCTCTTTCGCTGGATAATCTCAATCGGGGCGTCCTCGCTCTTGGGCGGCACCACGCTGATCTCGATGTCCAGTGCCCCGCGCCATGCAGAGCTGCCCCGCGCCCGGTGCTGGACCTCCTCGCTCACGCCGGTGTGATGCACCAGCAGGACTGAGCAGGCGAACTCACTCATCAGGCTGCCGCAGGCGTCGAGCATCGTCTTTGCGTCCTGTGCGGAATTCTCGTCACCAAGCAGGAAGCGGTGCAGGGTGTCGACGATAATAATGCTCGGAGCTATCGACCCGCCTCTTATCGCGTCCCGCACTCTCTGATACCCGGCAGGCGTGTTCAGGTCGCACCCGTCTTTGCTCAGATACATATCGAGAGCGCCCGCACTGTGATGCTGCTTCCACGCTGCTATCCTCCCGCGCAAGCCGTGATGGCCTTCCCCGGCAAGATAGACCACCGTGCCGGTCTTGACCCGGTTGCCGTGCCATGTGTCAAAGCCCGCCGCGATGTTGAGGCACATATCGAGCACCACGAAAGTCTTGCCCCCGCCAGACGGCCCGTGGACCATAATCAGCGCGTCCTGCTGTAGCCAGTGCTTGACCAGCCAGCCGATAGGAGCGGGCTGAGCGCAGAAAGAATCGGCGTGTATGAGCCAGCCGTCGGTTTTCGGCAGCAGCAGCCCGATCAGGTCATGCCCGGCTTGTGCGTAGTCGTTCGCATCACCCGGCAGGGGCGGCATGATTACCCTCGCGCCGTACTTCGCCGCTGCTTGCTCGGCGTATCTCATGCCGACGCCTGACTCATCATTGTCGGCCACGATCACCAGATCGGCATGGGTGCGCCGGATGATCTCAGCCACGGGCACAAGGTTGCTCGCACTATAAGAGACGAACACGGGAGCGCCGGTCACTTCGTGAATCGTCGCAGCGGTCGCAAAGCCCTCAGCCAGATAGACCGTCTGTGCCCCGTCGATGACGCCGACGCTCCAGAAGCGCGAGCCGGTCGCGCCGCCTTGATGGTACTTCTTATCTCCGTCTGCGCTGATGTATTGCAGGGAGGATAGCTGGCCGTCCTCGTCGTATAGAGGCACGATCAGCCGCCCGTCGCCGGTTACTCTCGCCCCGTGGGGCTGGACCCCTTTGCGAGAAAGGTACGGATGGTCGGCACTGGCCGCGCCTGCGTTGCTCCAGATTTCTGTCACCGTGTCCGCTGCCACTTCCCTCGACCGCGCCTGCTCCTCATCCCGCGCCTTTCGCGCCTCTGCCATGCGGCGACTGTTCGCCATCTCCTCTGCGACAGTCAGCTTCCTGCCAATGTCCGCTTTGAACGGGTGCTCCAGCCCCAGCCGCCAGCAACCGAAGTGCCCCGCCGGGACGCCATCGAGGAAGCCGATATAAAAGCCGCTTTTGTCCTGCCCGCCTCGGCCTTTGGTGCCAGTGCGGAAGCGGTGAATTTTGCCATCGAATACGATATGGTCAGGCGCTTCAAGGCCCGCCGCGATCATCGCGTCGCGCATCTGCAATTCTGGCGGCGTCACTATTATTGTCTGCGCTGCCGGTGGCGACCACGGCCCGCCGAGGATGTTAGTCAAATCTGCCATTATTGTGCTGCCCCTTGGAAGTAGGCGGTCAGCCGCCGCATGGTCTCGAACGTCGGGTTTTTCTTCTCGCCGTCCCGAATTGCCAGCAGCGTGTTGTAGTGTAGCCGCGCCCCATCTGCCACGACAGCCAGCCGCCTATCCGCCAGCTTTTCCCGTATTTCGTCTAACTGCATGATTTCATTCATATTTATAAATTCCTTCGAAAGTGTGTTTACATAGTAATATAAATTAGTTATATTGTAAACCACATCGCAACCGGATAGGCCGAACGCGATGACAAGGAGACACAATGGCAATACAACTGAAGAACACGGCCCAAGTTGCCGTGAATGGCTTGAAAGTGCTGGTCTACGGTCATGCCGGGGCAGGCAAGACAACGCTGGCGGCAAGTATGCCAGCGCCGATTATCATCTCAGCAGAAGGCGGCTTGCTGTCTATAAAAGATGCAGGCCTCGACTACATCGAGGTCAACTCGATGGATAGTCTGATGGAAGCCTTTGAGTATGTCGTTGCAAGCGGTGAAAAGTACGCATCGGTCGTGCTCGACAGCATCAGCGAGATAGGCGAGGTGGTCTTGATTCACGAGAAGCGAATCAACAAAGATGGACGCGCGGCATACGGGGAAATGGCGGTCCAGATGACGTCCATCATCCGGGCATTCCGCGACCTTGCTGGCAAGCACGTTCTGATGACAGCAAAAGTGGAAAAGTCTCAGGATGAATCCGGGCGGATCCTCTACGCTCCGTCGATGCCGGGTGCAAAGGTCGGGCAGCAACTACCTTACTTCTTTGACGAAGTGCTGGCCCTGCGCGTAGAAAAGGACGCCGAAGGAATTGCACAGCGAGCAATCATGTGCGACAGCGACGGCCTCTGGCTGGCGAAAGACCGCAGCGGAAAGCTCGACGCATGGGAAGCACCTGATATGGGCGCAATCATCGCCAAGATTGGTGGCGTATGAACCTGTCCGATTTGTCAGCCCAATGGATTGCGGCCAAGGAAGCCGAGAAGTCAGCGCAAGATGCCCGCCGACTGATCGAGGACAGAATGCTGTCCCTAATCGGCCTGCCAGAAGCTTTTGATGGCACCGAAAACGCCGCCGCTGGTGAATACAAGATCAAGCTGGTCGGTCGCTTGAACACCAAGATCGACGCCGACCGCCTTCAGGAAATCGCTATCGAAAACGGCCTGACTGAGCACCTGTCGAGCCTGTTCCGCTGGAAGCCCGAAATCAATGTCAAAGTCTGGCGAGCGGCAGACGAAAGCATCACGAACACCCTGCTCGAAGCAATTACAACAACACCCGGACGCCCGTCCTTTGCAATCACTTCAGGAGAATAAGAATGGCTTTTTTAAACGAAACCTTCAGCACCGACGAACTGCCAAAAGGCACTGGCGGAGACTTCACGCCGCTGCCAGATGGCTGGTACACGGCAAGCATCGCAGCGGCAAGCCTTGAGACCACGAAGGCGGGCACCGGGCAGTACATCAAGGTGCGCTATGACATCACCGGCCCGACGCATCAGGGGAGAGTTGTTTTCGGCAACCTCAATATCCGCAACCCGAACCCGGAAGCAGAGAAAATAGGTCGCCAGCAGTTGGGTGACCTGCTGCGCTCCATCGGCATTGCGAAGGTCTCCGACACCGATCAGCTTATCGGCAATCGCTGCTCGATTAAGCTGGTGACAAAGACCTCGGACGGCTACGAGCCGTCGAACGAGATCAAAGGCTGGAAGGCCATCGAAGGCGGGTCGATTCCCAAGCCAGCAGCAAGCCCGAGCACCCCGGCGTCAGCACCAGCAAGCCCACCGTGGGCGAAAAAGTAACAAGGAGCGGGGCGGGAGACCGCCCTGTCTTATATGAAAATACCAGAATCAATCAACACATTATCCGCCATGATTGACGCCGCGCACGAAGACCGCGCAGAGCGCCCCAGAAGCCACATGGGGTGTTCACAGCTCGGTGAGGTATGTGAGCGCAAGCTGTGGCTGTCATTCCGCTGGGCAACGCCAGAGGAGTTTAGTGGTCGCATCCTGCGCCTGTTCCGTCGCGGGCAGATGGAGGAAGCCACCGCAGTATCAGACCTCCGCGCTGCCGGGTGCCATGTGACCGATACTGGTGAGAGCCAGAGCCGGGTCAGTTTCGGCTGTCATGTCTCCGGCAGCATCGACGGCATCATCAAGTCTGGTGTGCCTGAGTCACCTGCAAAGCCGCACGTCCTTGAGGTAAAAACGCACAGTCTGAAATCGTTCAATGAGCTGCAAACCAAAGGCGTTCAGATCGCGAAGCCGCTGCATTGGGCGCAAATGCAGACCTATATGCTCGGCGCAAAGGTGGACCGCGCCTTGTATTACGCCGTCTGCAAGGATGACGACCGTATCTATACCGAGCGCGTGCGCCTGTGCGAAGAATCAGCGATGGCATACGTTGCACGGGGCCAGCGCATTGCGTTGACTGAGCGCATGCCAGAGCCGATTGCGGGGGCTTCGCCAGCTTGGTATCAATGCAAGTTTTGCCCGTCGTATGACTTCTGCCACAAGACCAAAACAACGACGCAAGCCAACTGCCGCACCTGCTCACACTCCACGCCGAAAGAGGATGGCACTTGGCACTGCGCCAGATGGGGCGACAGCATACCGAGAGAGGCGCAACACGTCGGTTGCGATAGCCACGTCGTGCATCCTGACCTTGTGCCGTGGACACTGGCGGGCGGGTCAGGCGACTGGTCGGCAATTTATGAGATTTATGACGGGCAGACGGGCAGAGAGGTTATCAACGGCGAGGACGGCTATCACAGCAGTGAACTGCTTGCGAACCTGCCGCTGGCACTCAGTAGTGATGAAAACGTGGCGGCACTGCGTGAACAATTCGGAGCACGGATATGCTGAGAGAATACCAACAACGATCAATCGACCAGCTTTACAGATGGTTCGGTGATGGCGGCAATGGCAACCCCTGCATTGTCCTCCCGACCGGCAGCGGCAAGAGTCACATCGTTGCCGAGCTTTGCAGGGACGCGCTCCAGAATTGGCCTGAGACCCGAATACTGATGCTGACTCACGTTCGGGAATTGATCGCACAGAACGCCGAAAAAATGCGCCAGCACTGGAAAGGCGCACCGCTCGGAATCTACTCCGCCGGTCTCGGAAAGCGCAACTTGTCCGAGCCGATAACTTTTGCTGGCATACAGTCGGTGCGAAACAAGGCCGACCAGATCGGGCACGTCGATCTGATAATCGTTGACGAGTGCCACCTGATCGGCCACAACGACGGAGGTGGCTATAGAACGCTGATCGCTGATCTGCTGGAGATCAACCCGGCCCTGCGCGTGATCGGCCTGACAGCAACGCCGTACCGCTTAGGGCACGGCATGATTACAGACAAACCCGCGCTATTCGATGCCTTGATCGAGCCGGTCAGCATCGAGGAGCTGGTGCATAAAAAATACCTTGCACCGCTTCGCTCCAAGGTCACGACTGAGAAACTCAGCACCGACGGCTTGCATAAGCGAGGCGGTGAATTTATCGACAGCGAAATGCAGGCAGCTTTCGACACCGATCTGCACAACGAGGCGGTCGTTTCAGAGGTGATAAGGCTCGCGGGAGATCGCAAAGCATGGCTGTTCTTTTGCGCCGGGGTACAGCACGCGCAGAACATTGCGGCCATGCTCAAAGAGAACGGAATATCAGCGGAGTGCATTACAGGCGAGACCTCGAAAAAAGAGCGGGACCAGATGATTTCTGATTTTAAAGCCGGAAAGATTCGAGCGCTGACAAACGCGAACGTGCTGACCACCGGCTTTGATTACCCCGATATTGACCTGATTGCCATGCTTCGCGCTACTATGTCGCCAGCCCTTTACGTCCAGATGGCGGGCAGAGGACTGCGCCCAAAGAGCCATACAGATCACTGTCTGGTGCTCGACTTCGCTGGCGTGGTCGAGACTCACGGCCCTATCACCAATGTGACGCCGCCGAAGAAGAAAAGCAGCGGCACTGGTGAAGCGCCGGTAAAGGTCTGCGAGTCGTGCGGAGAGATTGTTCACATATCTGCAAAGGTTTGCCCAGCCTGCGGAGAGCCGTTCCCGGTGCCTGAAGAAAAAACCTATCGCCTCTATGAAGGTGACATAATGGGCGACGCGCTGAGCGCAATGATTGTTACAGACTGGCGGTGGAGAAAGCACACAAGCCGGTCATCTGGCAAAACAATGATTGCCCTCGATTATTATGGCGGCATCTCAGACCCCATCATTACAGAATACTTCACGATTCTGCACGAAGGATATTCAGGCACGGCAGCGGTCCAGCGCCTTTCTACTATCGCCAGCCAGTGCGGTGCGGTGTTGGCTATGCAGCGCTTGGAGCTTGAGGATATATGCGACGAGATGAACAAAGGGCGCAAGCCTGATAAAATCAGTTATAAAAAAGATGGCAAGTATTTTAGAGTCACAAGGAGAGAGTTTTGATGTATAAACAGCCCCAGATAATAACCGATTATTACAATAGACGCCCGCCGAAATGCTGCTTCAGTTGTGAGTATTTTCTACTCAAAACAGCAGAATGCACAAAGCACCAGCAGGTTGTCCCCGAAGAATTCGCGAAGGAGTTTGACGTATGCCCCGATTGGTCGGAAATGCGAATCCCGTTTTAAGAGTGCCAACCGAGCATGAGGAACAACGGGAGTTTGTCTGGTGGTTTCGCAAGGCTTTCCCGCTTGTCCGTATATTCGCCATTCCAAATGGCGGTGCTCGCTCAAAGCGCGAAGGAGGAAGGCTCAAGCTGGAAGGCGTCAGCCCCGGCGTTCCAGACTTGTTTATTCCAGAATGGCGGCTATGGATAGAGTTTAAAAAGACAAAAGGCGGAAGCGTTTCCGCAGAGCAAAAAGATTGGATTGCGTACCTTGAAAGAATTGGTTATAAAACTTTTATTGCTCGCGGTTGTGTTGCCGCAAAAGAATACGCCTTGAATTTTAAGGCAAAAAAGGAAATGGAATAATGGATATAAATTGTTTAGAATTTATCTTGTCTGAAAAAACAAAGCAGATGGCTTGCGCGGATGAGTTGCTGACGAAAAGGTTAGAAATTGAGATAAGAATGATGAGGACAATTATTAAGGAATACGCCAGCGCGTAACGTATTCCCGCCTCTGTACCTTTTACGGTCGTAAATTGGGTGTGCAGACAGAGGCGGGAGCTTTTACGACTACTTGAAAACACCAGCCGAATTAAACGCTTCCACGATAGCCTTTACTGCCTTTTGAATCGCAGGCCATACCTCATCGAAAGCCAGATCAGCATCAGTCGCCATTGAATACGCTGATTCCAGAACGCCGCGAATCATTGCCAGCTTCAGCTCGCCTTTTCCTTTTCCCGGCAGAGCATCTTCCGCTGCTTTTATGGCTTGGATAAGCACCGGCATCAGGCTAATTATTGTCCGTAGGATTGTAAGAAGTTTCATAGCAATTTCTCCGTTAAACAGGTGACTTTGAGTTCTACGCCGACCAGCGTGATTCCTGCGCGGCTGACCTGAGCATCAGGCGTCAGGCTGGCTTTACAGGCCGATCTTATCTGTAGTGGTAACAGTGAGCACGAGGTTAACGACAGCCAGCAGGCCGACAGCAAGACCATCCACGGTTTCCGCATCCACTGGCACCTCGACACCGAAAGAGTTTGCAGCAGTGACCGCCGCCCATATTGCGGTGACAAGCATACTCGTCGTAATCTGCCGCGCTTTCCACTTCGCCGGGTCTGCTACAACCTCACCGGCTTTAAGCAATCGAAACGCCGATTGTATTTTTTTTATCATAATACGTCCTCCGGTTTAAATGCGTTGCTCCATTCGCCATACAAAAATGGCCGAGGAGAAATGTCCAGCGTGCGACCAAGATCAACGTGGCAGAACCCGTCGTGCAGACCGACGCGCAATCCAAGACCGTGTGCGAGCTTTGCGAATGACAGCTTTTCTTCAGTAGGCCAGTTACGCCATGCCACATCTGCGGCCATAGTGCCCTGCGTTTTCCACTTGGGATTCTCGATCAGGTGCAGACTGTTTGGGTGACCGCCTATCCGGGTGTTGTGCTTCGTGCATCGGCACACACTATTCAGCGTGAGCGCCCTGCCAGCTTTTGACCGCAGATAAGATAGCGAGGCGGCAAAGTGTTGGTCTACTTGCACGACGCCGCAGCAGGGGCAAGAAAGCTCTTTGTAGGAAAAAAACGGAATTCCTGCGCTGTGAACCGTCATAATTATTTGTCAGCCTTTGCAGATAAACTGCTAATTATGGAATCAACCTTCTCAAATAGTTTTTCAATGTCGTGCCGGTACTCATCGCGTTTGACGTACTGCCCTGCTACCAACACCTCTATCGCGCTGATTCGCACCGTTGTCTCCCGCTCATTTTCTTGCAACTGTTTGATTTCGCTCCAGATATTGTTCAGTAAAAAACCAGCAAGAAACGAAAACCCACCGAGCACGATATTGAACATCACTTGATAGTCCATCTGGATTAGTCCATTAGGTTGACGGGTTGAGTTTATACATAATATCAAAATTCAGTTACGCTTCCAAGCGTCCACTGATCGTCACCAGTCCAGATCAGCTCGGCGCTGACCCTGATACCGGGTGAACGAACGTCGGGCAGAGTCAGGTCCATTGTGTCACCGTCCACCTTGTTGGCGGTCTTGCCGGTAGCCTGGGGGCATTTGGACAGATGCGAGAGCTTCCATGTGTGCTTGTCGGCTGACCCGGTGTAATTAAGTATCGCCCGATGGCCGTCAATCTCAGGAATGTAAATATCATGGCCCATTGTCAGCTCGCAGTGATCGAGCGAGCCTGAGACGTTTAGCGGGAGGCAGTCAGCCATAG